GTCAGCACGTAGGCCATCTTTGCCACGAGCATTTTTACGGTATTCAGTAAGGGGTTTTGCTTCCCCGCATTTTGAACACTGTTTCAAGCCTGTAGTCACAGCAAAATCTCCGCGTTACAGGCACTATACCACTTAATGCTTGCCAGCGCACCAGCCTTCACGTCGGGCATTATTCTGTTTCACCTCGATGATCGTCCCGGTTGTATCCTTGGAAGACCACGAAACGTCCCGCCAAACAGTGCAAACAGCCACGTCAGTCTCTTTTGTGGCCATCAGACTTGAGCAACCCATCAGGGGAAGTATCAACAGCGTCGCCAGCAGTAATCGCATTTTCCGTTCTCCTTAGAGCATCCGCAGTAGCGGCAGCCTCGACGCCTGCAATGGCATCAGACCGTATTTTCATGTAGGTGCTGAACACAAGCACCACCGCCGCCAAGGCAAAGACCACATAGCGGCCAACCGGAGTAAGCAAGAGGCTAAACACCATGCTCCTCCATGTGCTGCTTCCGAAAATACCAGATTGTTACACCAAGCCCGATGACTGCCACCATGATAAGAAAATTTGAATTGTGCAGCAACGCCATGAGCTTATCAGCCGTGTCAGAGGCTTCTTGAGCCTGAGCGGCCACCTCCTTGGCAACCCCCAGCCCACCCATACCAGCGCTAAGAATAGCTGCATTTCCTTGCTTGCTGTCCTTCATAGTAGGGACAGCTACGGGGTCTGGAGTTGCCCGTTGCTCGTGCTCATCATCCGTGGGCTCGTCAAGATTGGTGCTGATGTGAATGGGGGCGCCGTCACTCCACCAAGCAGCTTCTGCATGGCGTCGCCTGACTAGGCCTTGAAGGATACGCCCGCCGCCATGAGTCCATTTCATAAGCTCAGCAGGAACTTCATCAAACTTGGCCGCATTGACCTTTTTGAGCAAAGTCGAATTACGCAGATTTCCTGCGCCAGCGTTATAGTTGAAGTCAACCAATACATCAAATTGATGCTGAGTGAGAGGCTGATGTACCATATCGTACACTTCAGTCTCGTACTTAACCAAATCGCGGCGGAGCATGTCTTCAGCCTGTTGCTGGGTAATGATCATGCCATCCAGTACAGCGGGCTTGCCCGCATCAGATGTGTGGCCATAACCAATAGTGCAGACGCCAGCCGGGCACCTGTAAGCAGTCAGCTTACAACCTTCGAATTTTTTGATTAGGGCGTCAATGCCCTCTTGGCTCATTTGCATAATGCACCCCTTATTTGTCGGCTTTTCCGTCGAGTTTATCCCAAATACGCTGGAACATACTTTCAATATGATCCATGCGCTTATCAAGGTCATCTTTTAACACATATGTTTTTGGAAGATCCGTTTCGAGACTATGTAGGTCATCCTTTAACTTTTGGACAGCGCCCCATAATTCTCTAGCTAACCATCCTATGGTGGCAAGAATGGCCGCTATGGCCAGATTAATCGTATTCTGGTCCATAGCACCCCACATTGTTAAGCTACTGAAGCAGGCTGTTCAGAAGACTTGGCCGCCTCAACTTGCGACTCAGCCTGCTTCTTGATTTCACCAAAAAGATCAAGAACCTCTTCCAAGGGGCGCTTCGCAAGCGCCGCCAAGACAATGTTCCAAGCTTGAAGCGGCAACTTGATGTTGACCTGCAAATTATCCATTTTATTCCCCCCTAATGTTAGGTAGTTGCCCAAGGCAGGGCAGGTGTTACAACTGGCGGATTTGCCAAGTTGGAAATTTGAGTAGCAAGAGATGCCTCAATTGAGGCAACTTGCGTAGGCCCCATAGCATTTTGCGTCCACCCGACCACCTGAGCCTGCGTCAACTGCGCGTAAGGCGTATATGGGGAACCGGGGATATACGTGACGCCTTGAGTTCCGTAGCTAGTGACATTGTATTTGTCATCCGTAGCGTTAACCCGCCAGTGGATAGTGAATACCACATCGGTTTGCGTGTCATATGTGGGGTAGCAATCCATTTGCTCCACCAGCCAGTTATAAGTAATAGCCATGTACCACTCCTATCAGTTGCCAATATTCTATCAGATTACTGGCTCGATGTCGCTAGTTGCTTCCTCACTATAGAAGCGAACATTGTTTTGCAGCCGTTCGTCATGCGGGTTTAGGTTTGCCGCAATTTTCCCTTCCCGCAATGCAATATCCTTCAAACCAAGGTTCCAAGCAGAAATTGCAGCCAAGTCATGAGGCTGGGAACCCCAAACCTCTGGATCACATGTATATACCAAGGCCCTATCAACAATTTGCAACGCTCTTGTGGCATAAGCAAAGCATTCAGGCCACCGCGCTTGCCTGTACATAAGCATAGCCAATTCGCACCAAGGCTCACGGGTGTTGGGGGCCTCAGATGCTGCCATTTGAAAAGCCCGCTCGGCTTCTGGCGCGTTGTTCAGCTCATTGTAACAGCGCCCCACAACCCGATACGCATAGCATCTCTCATTTGACCAAGTAGCCCGAGGAAGCTGCAAATACCGTTTGCAAGCCTCAATGGATTGCCACCATTGAAAATGAAAGCTCAATTCACGGGCATAGTAGAAAGCATTGCGGGGGCAGGCAGGATCTTCATTCACCGATAGTTCCAAGAGATCTAGGTACTGGCCCCGGCTCTTGGTTGGATCGGGCATATGGACGGCAACAAGGAAGTCAGTCTGTGCCCAAACTTCTGTGATACGACCGTCTGGGATAGGGTATTCATGGCATGGATGGTGCCACATATATCCGTGTTTGGCATGAATTTTTTCATAGTAGAACTTGATGCCGCAGCCCCAATCAAACATGTAGCGAAGACGGGTAGTGACGCCTACCTTCCAAACTGCTTCGATTGCTTCCCGCCAACCGGGTTGGAGCACTTCGTCGATGTCGAGGCTGATGCAGATGTCCATGTCTCCCGGCACCAATGCAAGAGCCGCGTTACGAGCCAAGTCAAATCTCCAAGGAGATATGCTAATGTGATGAACAATCGCTCCATGCTTGGCAGCTTCTTCTGGAAGACCATCTGTTGATCCCGTGTCAGCAATGAGAATCATGTCCGCGTCTTGGGCAGACTGGCAAAAACGCTCGACAAAGTGCGCTTCATTCTTGCTGATCGCATAGACGCAGATTTTTGGCTTTTTGCGGTTATCCTGATGTGACGACATAGAGCCCCCTCTTTTTGTCTTAGAACGCCAGCAATGTACCAGTATTTGGCGTATAGACAATGAAGATCATGCCCTGCCCGCCTGCGCCTCCGGCTGTTGTTGCGCTACCGGGACCGCCGCCGCCGCCACCACCAAACAATCCACCAACGCCACCCGTTGCGCGGGAGTTTGGTTCACCATTACCGCCGCCACCGCCGCCGCCGCCAACTCCAGCAATAGAGGAAATATCGGACCCACCATAATTGAGTGTAGATTGTTGACCGCTTGAAGAAGACCCGCCACCGGCAGAGCCGCCGCCATTCTTACCTATGGTGCCTGCGGTTGGGCCCGGAGTACCGCCACCAGAACCTAGATAATTGTTGCCGCCAGTACCACCTGTACTTCCTGAAGAGTTTCCGCCGTTCGAACCACCACCATTACCGCCACCGCCGCCACCACCAGCATAGCTTGTAGCTGTATAGCCCTTACCGCCTGTGCCACCAATTCCATTGGGACCGCCAGCACCGCCACCGCCGCCGCCGCCCGATGCGTTTGTGCCGAATCCCGCGTAAGTTCCACCTACATTGCCAGCGCCACCATTGAATGTTGATCCAGTTCCTCCTGCACCGCCAATAGAAGAACCTGACCCTGACGATCCGTGAGTGCCTCCACCAGCAGTATACGCGCCAGATGCGAATGTAGTACTTCCACCAGAAACAGTGCTGCCCCCACCCGCACCAATTGCATATGCGACCGTAGACCCAGCGGTGTTGAAATAATTAGTTATTTTTGTATATCCTCCGCCGCCACCGCCGCCGCCGCCATTGTTCCAGTTACCTGAACTGTACTCGCTAAAGCCACCGCCACCGCCACCGCCCAGCATATGAACAACATTGTTCCAAGGGTTGAAGTTGGCAGGAACCGTCCAAGACGTTCCAGTTGTTAATAGATAGTAAACTTGCGACCCTTGTACGCCAAAGATGGCACCCTGATTGTCGCTGACATTTGTTGAGTTTGCTCCAACGTAGAAAACGTATGGAGTGGTCGGAGAAAACGAGATGTCTTGAATCGACATATAATCTGAAGCTATTTTTGCCGTTCCAGTATAAGCCACAAAAGCTTGAGAATTTGCCGTACCGCTATTAAGCGTGACAAGATTCCCGCTAGTTCCCAAGATTGCAAAAGAAGATGTAACTGTTTGAGTTGTTGCGGCTGTAAGAGTATATGTAACTGGAGACGTAGCGTTAGCCCAAGTTCCAATGCTATTGCTTCCAGTTATGAGTGTTGTACTCGAAGCAGTTGTATTAGTTATTTTAGAAATAGTGTTGTTTCCGCTGATCGTAAGAGCGCCAAGACCATCATTGGAAACAGCGCAATTGAACGTAGACCCACCGCCAACAAATGTTTTGGCAGTTGCTGCGCTCATGCTTATTGTGCCGGTTCCAGTTCCAGCAGTAGTAGTAAACCCAGTAGGCACAGCATTGTTGAAGGCAGTTGTCGTCGCAGCCGTACAGACAAGTGTTCCGCCATTAAAGGTGAGATTTTTTGTGCCGGTCGCGGTTATGAATGTGGGGGTCGTAAGCGTGTTGCCAGCAAGGTTGATAGTTCCGTTCGTCAACGTGACAGAGGTAACGGCCAGCGTCGGGTTACCCGATAGAGTAAGCGTTATGTCTGATTTATTTACAGTAGTCGTAGATGACGTAGCAGTTGCCGCTACTGTGATGGTAGCGGCAGTGCCGGAGTTGCTATCAAAGGTGGCGGAATCTGCTGATGTAGGGGCTGAAGCTCCAGCAGCACCACCAGTTGTGGCCGCCCAGTGCGTCGTTGTGGTTCCGTCCCATGTACCGGAGCCACCGACCCAAAAACGAGTAGCCATCTTTATTCCCCTTGATCAAGTGGCGGATTGAATTGTGTACCGTCCCATGTCCAGCCAATGTCACACGACTCATCATCTGTGATTTTGATCAACTGCGTTCCATCTGGAGCGGGATCGACATTGGGGTCGGCCATGATGATATTCACGACCAACCCATTCGATAGTTCACAGACTGCACAACGCATATTGCGCTCCCCTTATGCAAGCCCAACGCAACGCCATTTCGACGTTTGACCATTGTACTGGAAGCCAACCGTGACAGGCAATGTCGTCGATCCATTGGATGTCAATGGAACTGGAATTGTGCTGTTTTCAGTGTTGGTCCAACCAATTGTCTGCGATACGGCGCTGAAGTCGTAGATACGGACAATCGACAACTGACCATCGACCGCGCCAGTCGTCGCCATCGTTATTGCCATCGTAGCGGCAGAGCTGTTGGTGAAGTTATTCACCTTGCTCGTGACCGGCACGGTTCCTGCGTTCGCCGCAACAGTTACGGCTACGGCGGGCGTGACAAACTGATTGGCGGAAGGCGTTCCACTGGAGCTGATCGTCATCGCATCTGTCGTCGAACCATTGATGACAAAGTGGATTGCATTGGCAGTCGTGGTTCCAATAGCGAGATCAGCAGAGGTAGAAGTCAGGAAGACGTTGTTTGGCGCGTTGAAGGCACCAGAACCGGAGAAACCGGAACTGTTCATGCCAAAATCGCCAAAGTAGGTTGTGGAAGTCGTGTTGTTATTCCCGACAATGAAGTCGGTGGACGCCGCCGTTCCATTGCTGCCATTGGCAAGAATGATCTGAGCGTAACTGTTGGTGCTGATGTTATAGGAGCCGAAGATGCCAGTATCTGAATAGGCCAGAGACCCAAACGAATACGCGCCAGCAGAAAGTGACCCAGTGATCGGACCGCTTGCTGTGACATAGGTAAACGCGCCAGTCGTCGGCGTTACAGCTCCAATCGTTGTGCCATTGATCGAGCCGCCCGTAATCGCCACCGAAGTAGCAGATTGAGTGGACATCGTTCCCAAGCCAGAGATGGATGTATTGGGAATTGTCGTCGATGCGCTGGGCGCCGATGCGCCATTGCCATACACATATCCAGTCAGCGCCGTTGTCGTCGGAGCGCCGCCTGAGCCTCCGCCGAGAACGAAACCATTCTGAACAAGCGTTCCAGAGGTAGTCCAAGTCGATCCGCTGGCAAAATATGGAACGCCGCCAGCCGTGCCGGAAATAGTTAAAGCGGGCGTTGTGGTCGGATTGGTGACGGTTACAATGCCGCCAGTGAAGGAAACGCTCGTGACAGTGCCAGTACTCCCTCCGGGAATAGTGACGGTGACATCATTTGTCGATGCGCTGGCCGTGACACCGGAACCGACGAAATTGAAGCTCGTGACGCCAGATGTGAGGAGGGTACTCTGGTTCGAAACAGCAATGTTCGTTCCTGTTCCGGTGGGACCAGTTGGACCGGTCGGACCAGCAACGCTTGAGGCTGCGCCGGTAGGACCAGTAGGGCCAGTCGGTCCGGTAGGGCCAACAATACCCTGCGGCCCTGTCGGTCCGGTTGGGCCAGCAACGCTTGATGCCGCGCCGGTCGGTCCAGTCGGACCCGTAGGGCCAACGACACCCTGCGTTCCCGTAGGTCCAGTTGGGCCGGTCGGGCCGGTAGTGCCAGCCGTTCCGGTTGAACCAGTGGGTCCAGTTGGCCCTGTTGGACCCTGCGAACCGGGAGTCCCATCATTGCCGGTAGGGCCTGTAGGTCCAGTCGGGCCAGTGGGGCCGGGAGCGCCGCCAGAACCAGTAGGTCCGGTCGGGCCAGTCGGGCCATTATTCCCGTTCAGACCTGTCGCGCCTGTGGGTCCGGTCGGACCCGTAGGACCGGCAGAACCGCTAGTGCCAGTAGGGCCGGTGGGGCCGCTTGCAGGACCAGTCGGGCCTGTTTGTCCAGTGGGGCCGGTTGGGCCAACGACGTTTGACGCAGCACCCGTTGGGCCGGTGGGTCCGTTGACGCCAGCCGTTCCAGTCGGTCCGGTAGGGCCAGTCGGACCATTTATGCCAGCAGTTCCGGTAGGGCCTGTCGGGCCAGATACGCCTGTCGGACCCCGAGCACCTGACGATCCTGTAGGGCCAGATCCAGATGGCCCCGTTGGGCCAGTCGGACCAAACCCTGCCGGGCCGGTCGGTCCTACGCCTTTAAGGTTAGCGATTGCTTGCGTAGTGGTACGCGCAGATGCTCCAGATTGGACAACTTCAACAAGCTCAGTCCCGTTGAGGGATATGGCAGCCGGTAGGTTGGGGATCTGCACATTGCTCATTATGCCACCTTTGGCGCGTTAGCTTCAAGGATAGCAATACGAGCCGTTAGCGCGTCGTTCTTGGCGGAAAGTTCTTGAAAAGCAGCAGTCAGAATGGCAATCATGTTACCTTCAACAATGCCAAGGAACTCTTCCGTGACCGCCGCCGTTGTGACAACCCCATCATCATTTTTGATTTCCGGCTCAATAACGCATTCATTCTTTTTGATGATGCTATTCAGGTACGGTTTGTCGGCAAGAACCTGTTGAACTTCCTGAGCCAAGAACCCGACAGTTGTGTTCTCGGTGTCAAAGGCGTGGACAGGGTGCTTTTTCCAGTCAAAGGACACCGGACGCAACGCCTTAACAAGACTCAATGCACCGTTTAGCGTCTCTACATTCTGTTTGTAACGCGCGTCAGATGTGGCGATTGTGGAAGATGTGGCAAATATCTGGCTGTTTACTTGCAGCTTGTATGCGCCGTTTGAAGAAGTGTACCCCACCAGCAAATTGCCGCTGGAGTCGATGCGGGCAGCCTCAACTGTGGTGGACCCATTGCCGTAATAAAACTCTATACCACCATTGTTATAGCCTGCGGTATATCCACGAACTACCATAGCACTTCCGCCGCCACCAGAAAACGCAC